CAAATAACGGGCTCGCATCGCTCGGTCTGACGTTTAACGGGGAAGATGCTTTTTTGACTCGCGTCACGGACACGGCCTACGTGGGATCCATCGAACCGTTTAACCATCACGTAAACTTCTTTTCCAAGGCACCCGGGTCTTCACAATTTGGTCGTCAATTTTTCATGTACGTCTTTTCAACAAATCCCAACTCGGCGAACCCATCAGGGTCTGTAAACTTTTCGCGTATTCGACAGGTTCTTCTGGAACTTAATGTGACTGGAACATATTTACCCGCAAAGCAGTTTCGGATACTTGCAACGTCTCAGAACGTTCTTCGGGTCGAGAATGGAATTGCGGGAATCATGTTCAACTAGGGGCGCGGGCTCGGGTCCTGTTAAGGACCCTCGCTCCCCTGGTTGTGCTACCCGTCAGGGGTCCTAAAAGGTCCCAAAAGGTTTTTCAAAGGGCAAAGGGGAAAACTTGGAGAAAAAGGGGCGGCTAACGCCGCCCGTTTCTTTTCCTCCAACTTACTAGAGATGGCCGGTCGTGCCAGTTTGTCGTTTTTGGGTCAAGAGGATATTTCCCTGAGCGGCGATCCCCAAGTCACATATTTCATCGAGCGTTACGCAGGTCAGACCCAGTTTGCCCAACGAGTCGATCAGGTTATATTCGACGAGCAAAGTGTGACTTTTGGGTCTGAAAATCACAGAATTTTACCTCGAAACGGTGACTTGATCACAAACATGTACATGCTTGTCCAGTTCCCGAACATTGGAACAGTCCTTGACTCGGTCGGGACACTCATGTTCCAATACGTCGAATTGTATATAGGATCTGAATTGGTTGAGCGTCTCTACGGGGAACACATTGAAATGATGTACGACTTGACAATTCCAAAGGGGAAACAGCCTGCTCTTAAGTTTTTGACCGGAAAGACTCTTCAGTTTCAAAACGTGCCCCTGGGGTCGTACTACGTTCCTTTACCCTTTTCGCTTTTTGATAAAGGTCTTCCTTTGTGTGCTTTCAAGGAGGACGTGACGTTCCGTATCGTTTGGAACCCATCAACTTTTTTCACGCAGCCACCAGTTCAGTACACGGGGACGTTCACAGCGACTCTCAGTATCGAATATACGTACATTTCCGAGGCGGAGATTAGGTTTATTCGGGGAACCGGGCCCTCGGGGCCCGGTTCGACTCTTGGAACCGGACAGGACCCTGGACTCGCCGAAGGCTCTTTACAGGCCTCTGGACCCGGGGCGGGAGTCGAGAGTGGACAGACACCTGCGGTGTCTGGACCCGGGGCGGGAGTCGAGAGTGGACAGACACCTGCGGTGTCTGGACCCGGGGCCCGTATCTTCGAACAAGTTCAAAGAAACGAGTTTTTCATTCCTCAGGGCGTTTCAAATGTTCAGTGTTCCCTGAATTTTTACAATCCCGTCAAGGAACTCTTTTTCGTGTTTCAGCAAGACTCGGCGCGTGGGTACGATTATAGCAACACGGCAACAGCCTCCGCCTCATCAAACACGATAGGAACGACCGATCTCTTGAATAAACTCCAACTGAATTTTAATACGACCGACCGTATAGAACCTACGGTCGGAACTCCTCAGTTTCTTCGTATCATTCAGCCTCTGGAATTTCACACACGTGTTCCAGACCGACTCTTTTACATGTATTCCTTTTCACTCGACCCTGAAGGCGATTCCCCCTCGGGGTCCGTGAATCTGTCTCGAATTAAGAATCAAATTTTGTACATTTCGTTGAACCCAACACCAACAAACGTCAATGTTCGAATATATGCCATATCATACAACTTTTTGGAACAGGGGAAGGTTGTGTTTTCCAACTTTTTTTAAATCCCGGCCAAGTCCGAAGGACTTGTTTTACCAGCGTTTCTTCCCGGCCACTTAGAGACCTGGCGCTCTTGCTTCGTAATGATGAAGACTGGAGACGGCGACATGGACACTTCCCAGATCGAGAGTGCCGCCATGGACCTCTTTTTGCCCGTCTTGGAATCAGCAACAGTTTTGGCCGCACATTATACAAAGGCGTGTGGCCGAACCTGCGTGACGGCCCAGGACATGAGTTACGGTCTCATGTATGCAGCCCGAAACGTCACGGGAAAGCACGTTGGGTCCCTGTATCCTGAAATTTATGAAAACGAATCGGAGTCGGACGAGTCACGCAGTGACTCGGACCCTGAAGGGTCCGACTCGTCCGAGTCCGAATGGACCAAGTACGAGGGTACAGAAGACGATATGGCTGTTAAAATGAATCATTGCGTCGAGACATGGGGCTCATGGACACCTACAAACCCAACAGAACGTGCGCTGAAAAACGCCGTTGACAAAAACTCCTTTTTTGGTAGTGAGGAATGAAGTATTGGTTTGTCACACCCGACGAGGAGGACGAGGACGAGGAAGTCAGTAAGTACTCCAACATAATTGAAGAAGAGGACTTTGAAGAAGACCAACAACCGCCAGAAGGGTTCGAGGGCCCACAAAAAGGGTCGAACCTTGAAGAGTCTTCAGGGGGGGAACGGGCAGGGCTTCCTCGTCCCTGGGAGTCTTCAGGGAAGACGAGCGAGCGGGAACGGGCAGAGCCCGTTCCCTGGGACCCTTCAGAAAGTTTTTTTGCTTACATATAGTACACAAATGGCATCTACCGTTATGGGTCTCGCGACCACTGTTGAGGCTCAGGGCGTGAACTCCCTCCTGAATGGCTTTAGCTTTGCATCGGCCTTGGCCTGGTTCGCCGTAGTGCAGGCAATCGTTCAGAAGTACGTGAAGAGCGGTTCCGGTATTAAGGGGTATACCATTGCTGCTCTCCTGACGACCCTCCTGTCCATCCTCGTGTTCATGCTCGCCAAGAGGTTCATCACCAACGTGGAGATCAAGGAGCCAAGCGCACCTCTGTACGCTGTTGTGGGCGGTCATTAAAAAAATCTCAAACCATGCCAGTAGAAGATGGCAGGCCGTGCAAAATGTGAAAGTTGTAACAAGCAACCTGTTTTCAATATACGCGGGGAAGTACGCGGACGTTTTTGCGGGGCGCACAAAGAACCTGATATGATCGACGTACTGTCAAAACGTTGTTCATATGAGGGTTGTACATTCAGGGCAAGTTATGGACCTCCAGGACAAAAGGTTTCACACTGTTCGAACCATAAAGAACCTGAAATGGTCTATAGGAAGAGTAGCGCCATTGTATGCCGTGCAAAAGATTGTAATACCTTTGCAACCTATGGCAAACCTGACGCGAAAATTAGACTGTTTTGTGTGAAACACAAGGAACAGGACATGATCGTCGTGGGTCGTCTCACGTGTGAGCATGATGGGTGTAGAAAAAACCCGTATTTTGGGTTTGATTCTCGGAGGTTTTGCGCCCTTCACAAAGAGGAAGGGATGACTGATATCCTCACTAGACGCTGTGAAGCAGACGGATGTACTAAAATCACCCCAGGGTTTGACTTTCCAGGAGGTAAAGGGCGTTTTTGTTCGAGTCACAAACTGGAGGGGATGGTTCCAGTGCTCAAAAATGAGTGTATAGAACCCAATTGTAAAGTTACTGCAGGTTTTAACTTTCCGGGACTACTTCCAAGATATTGTGTAGCCCACAAAACGAATGGTATGGTGTGCGTCTTAAAAGTAAGACCGTGTGAAAAATGCGACAAAAGGGCGTATTTCAACACCCCCGAGCAAAAGCCTCCGAGATTTTGCAAGGAACATCGTGAACTTGGTATGATTAACGTCATAGCGCACAAGTGTCAGGACCTTTACTGTACAAAACTCGCATCCTTCAACTACGAAGGACAAACGAAATTTCTATACTGTAGTGAACACAAAAAGGATGGTATGGTCTTACTTGGCGGTAAAAAGTGTATTTTCGAAACTTGCACAAACAAAAATAAGAACGGTGACAAATACAAGGGATACTGTTTTAGATGTTACATGCACCTCTTCCCAGACGCGCCAACAACAAACAGGTTCAAGACGAAGGAAATGAAAGTTCGAGATTTTTTGAAGACGACATGGCCAGACGTTACAATAATACACGATAAACGAGTCGAGTGTCACCTTTATCGTCCAGATTTTGTTATAGATTTAGGAAGTCATCTGGTCGTCATAGAAGTGGACGAAAACCAACACGAAACATATGATACTTCGTGTGATAACAAGAGACTTATGAGTATTTTTCAAGGCCTTGGGTCTCGGCCTATGGTGATGATACGTTTCAACCCTGATTCATATGATGACATGAAAGGGTGTTGGACACGGAACGGAAACCTTGTTGAGGGTGGAAGACCGTGGCGCAAAAGACTTGCTGTTTTAGAAACTCGTGTTAATTTTTGGTTGAAAAATGAACCTTCACGGGAAGTTACAATAGAACACCTCTTTTACGATGGTTTTACAGGCCTCAGTTGAGGAAGTCCCGCTCCAGGGCCAGGGACGACTTGACCAAGTTGGCCCGCCCTCGGCCAACTTTTGTAGGC